AGCACAGGTCAATCAATGGGAACTATTACAAGATGGATTAGATTAATTAGAAATGGCAACACAAGTTTTACAGTAGAGTTATATGATAATGCAAATTACACAGGCACACCAACAACTGCAACAGCAAACGCAAATCTATCATCAATAACAGGATTGAAATACATAACTGTTAGAATGTTTTCACAATCTAATTCAGGAACAATTAACATGGAAATTGATGATATGAAATTCTATAACAATCAAACATCACCAACAACGTTAACTAAAGAATTTACATTTACTCAAGGCGATGCACAATTAGTTTCATCATTAACTGACAAGTCAGGTCTAAAAGCACATTATAGTTTGGATAGTACACAATCAAAAACAGCAGATTTATCATCAGCAGATTGGTCAGAAAACTTTAGTTCATCAAGTCCAACTTCATATTATGAACATTACACAAGTGGTTATGATGGAAACATGGTACCTTACAAAGACTCATCAAACGGATTATGGATTGACTTAGATGATTTTACAGGTAAAGTTGTAGGTACATTAGACTTACAAAACGCAGGGTTAATGAGTGCAAATGCAAATGATAATTATTGGACTTTAAGATTCAAGGTAAATTTCTCAAGTATAACAAACGGTACAGGTTCTATATGGATTGGATTATCAAGTAATACTGATGCAAGTAGAGATACACAGAAATTTGTTGGTGTTAGGTTTAAATCAAATTCAGCAGGCATGACAACAGGTGCTTCAAGATATACAGGTGGTTCTGCATTATCAGGTTCATCAGGCGAAAATGATACAGGTACAACAGCTTCAACATATTCTGCAAATACAGATTATTATGTCACAGTTATGAGAACTGGAACTGGTAGTGATTCTACAAGAACTGCAACTGTAAAAGCTGAAATACGAACAGGTTCACATACAGGCACTCTCTTGGGAACTTCTTATGACGACATATATGCACAAACAGGCTTAAGATATTTCAAAGTAATGAATAATAGATTATCAAGTGGTTCAGCAGGTCAACATAGAGGTAGAATATATGATGTAGAATTTTATGATAATGAAGCAGATGTAGATGGTTGTAAAAACGACTTTTCATCAACAAGTGACTTAGATGGAATGACCAATCTACCAACTAATACCGTATTCTTACAAACAGATACCGATATATCTTACTGGTGGAAACAATCTGATAACACATGGCGTAGAGATGGTTCACCCCCTGTTGGTGGTAATTTACACGCATGGTATGATGCTAGTGATTTACCAACAGTCACAAAAGACAGTAGTAATCTTGTATCACAATTAAATGATAAATCAGGCAACGGTTATAATTTAACTGCAAGTGGCACAGGATCAGGTGGACAACCATTATGGGTGTCAGGTGGTAAAAATAGTTTAGATATTATTGACTTTGCAAGTTCTAAGATAATGAAAGCACAATGGTCAGCAACATCACAACCTATGACTTTTGTTGCCTTCGTATATACACCACCTTCTGATGGTTCACAGGATAATATTTGGGATAACTATGACAATACAAACGGTAGTATGGGTTTTGCAAATGATTCATCAACTAATAATATAGTAGCGTATGCTCCAACTAATCTTATTGCAGGAAGTTCATCAAACTATACACAAAAGTGGGGATTATTTACTATTATATATGACACTACAAGTTCGTCAATTTCAATTAACGGTAATCAAAAAGTAAGTGGTAATATAGGATCAAACTCTAGTTATGGTTTAACTTTGAGTTCTCACAGAACAAGTGCAACTTATGGACAAATTAAACTAGCAGAATTATTGATTTACAACAAAGTTCTATCAAGTGATGAGTTGACAAAAATTAACGATTACTTTGTCAATAAATGGGGTGCTGTATTAGAATGACCAAATATATAAAAACAATGGGAGTGAATGAATAAACATGGCTATCGCACATCTAGCAGGAAATAGGGCAACAGGCACAGCAAGTGATAGAACTGGTCTTACTACATACTCTACTAAACAATGGGTAGAATTGGGTAGAGCAACATTAAGTTCAGCAGGTGATACTCTTGATCTTACAGGTTTAGATACAACGGACTATCCACATTTAATGATATTGGCTACTGTTCAACCTACTGATAGTAGTGGTTCAGAAACTTATCTTAATTGGCGTTTCAATGATGATTCTCAACAGAATTATAAATTTAGATATGGTGATAGTGGAAGTGAGGGCACTCAATCAAGTGGCACTCAATTTTTGTCTTATGCAGGAACAAACACACAATTTGGATTTACGTATGGAACAATCTTAAACAAATCTGATAAGAAGAAACTTATCACTTTACATAATATGGCAAGAGGAAGTTCTGCTGGTGGTGGTGGAAATGCTCCTGTAAGAAGAAACTCATCTGGTTATTGGGATAATTCTTCATCAGCAATTACAAAAGTCACAGCTATGAATACTCAAACATCTCAAGGTGATTTACAAGTAGGAACACAATTTGTGTTATTGGGAGCAAAGTCTAGTGGAACAAATACAGATAAGCAAGGATTTTGGCAAGAATTAGCAGATGTTGAATTAACTCAACAAGGAACACTTTCTACTGGTGATTTCACTGCAAAGAAATGGTTAATGATTCAAGTTTATTCAAAACCAAGTTCTTCTACAACATCAGGTTTAGTTTGTAATGGTGATACATCAAGTTCAAACTATGCAAATCGTAGATCACATAATGGAGCTAGTGATCAAACTAGAACAAGTAGTGATAACTTACCAAACGTTCAATTAAACGGTGCATATAATGAAGCAGGGTGGTCATACGCAACCGTATATGCTTGTAATTTATCAGATAAAGAAAAACTTTTCAATGTCCATCACGCAGGAGAAAACACAGATAGTGCAACTGCACTTCCTCGCAGAGTTGATGCAGTAGGTAAATGGACTAATACATCAGATCAAATCACAAGTTTACAATTAACAGATGGAGCTGGATCAACTGGACAACAATTTGTTTCTGGTTCAAGAATTAAGGTATGGGGTGCTGACTAATGGTTTGGGAAAGATTAGGTTCTGCAAGTGTAAGTGGTTCAATAGCAAATAATTCATGGAAAGTTTTAGGTAGAGCTACTGGTGGAAGTTCTACAATGGATACTGGAACATTCACAGCTAAAGATAATTTAATGATATTAATATTTGCTACGGCAGGAACAGAAGTGCTAACATTTAACGGTCAGAGTTCTAGTGGAAATTTTGCAAATAGAAGAATTGAAGAAAATCAATCAGGTTCAGGATCAGCACAAACAGGTCAAAACAATGTGAATTTTTCACGAAATGTTGGTGAAGATATGTTTATAGTTGGAACTATAAATAATGTTTCAGGAGCTCCAAAACTTGGAATCTTTCATAATGTTTCAGATAATACAGGTTCAACATCTTCTCCAAAGAAACAAGAGTGGGCAGTAAAATACAACGATAATTCACAAATAACAAGAGTCACACTAACAAGTGATTCAGGAAATTATGGTTCAGATGATGAATTAGTTGTATTGGGAATGGATAATGATGAGAGTGATAGTGGCACTAACTTTTGGCAAGAATTAAAAACACAAAAATTAACATCAAATTCTTCATCTTCAAACGCACAATTTGATACAGGTTCATTTACGGCAAAAAATTTCCTCATGGTAAAAGGCTTCCTAAAAACATCAACTGATCCAAAGACCTTGTTTAATGATGATAGCAGTAGTAATTACTCAAACAGATATGTTGACAATGGAAGTGAGGGAACTAGTGCAGGTTCAACAAGTGCATTTTGGCATTACGGTGGAAATGAAGTGCAGTTTACAGCTTTTATTTGTAATAAAGCAAATCAGCGTAAGTTTTACATCGTACATCTTCTATATTACAGTGGTAGTGGTTCAAGTTCTACAATGGCAACAAGAGAATTATTTGGTAAATGGGTTAACAATAGTCAAATCACAAGTATTCAATCTCAAAAATCATCAATGACCACGTATGCAGGAACATACATGAAAATATACGGAGCTGATTGATATGGGTTGGGAAAGACTAGCATATAATTCAAGTTCAAGTGGAGATTTTAATTCAGGAGTATTCACAGCAAAAGAAGAAATGCAGATAATAGTTCGTATAGAAAATTCAGGATCAATTCAACCAGAAATAGTTTTAGGAACAGGTGGTTCTTTGGATAATGGAAATAATTATCAAACAAAAGGTGCTTACAATGGAACTGAATTTGATAGAACTGGACACGATAGTATAGAGTCAGAGTCTAACACAAGTAGTATGGTTTATGGTGTTTTCAATATTACAAATATATCAGATAAAGAAAAAACTGTTATAGGTCAATGGACTTATAGTGAAGGTGCAAATTCATCATCTGCCCCAAAACTTATTGAGGTGTATGGTAAATATGCAAACTCATCAAATTCTGTAAACATAATAGGAATTAAAGATTCAGGATCAGGAAGTTTCGGAGCAGGAGAAATAACCGTATTAGGAGCAAAAGAATCAGCAACAGCAGATTCAATTTCAATAAATGGTGGGGAACAAACACTAAGTTCACCACAACCTAACTTTGGAAATATTACGGCACAGGGTAATTGGGAAAAAACAGGTAGTGGTGGTGCATTAACATTTACGAATGGAATTAATCAAGAATCAGGTGGTAGTGGAAATACACAAATGCCTTACCTAGATTTACAAAATTCATCTTATCTTGGTAGTGGAAATTATGCAAGTGAAACAAAATGGGTTTTAAGATGGAAACAAACATGGGCAAGTTCACCTGATAACTATGGAACACCATTCATGGTATTGAGTTCAACAACAGGTTATCAAAGTGCAAGTCAAAACTATATTGGAATTAGATTTGATGGAAGTTCTATAACTGCTGGTGGTGAAACAAGTTCAGCAGTAGATGGTGCAAGTTCATCAACAGGTGTTTCTACAAGTTATACATCAACAACATATTACATGGAATTGGTAAGAGATGGTTCAAAGATTTATGTAAGAAATTACACAAGTTCTGCATACGATACAATAGCACAAGAATCAAGTGCAATTTCAATAGGAAGTGGAACATACAACTTAAGATATATCAAAATGATACCAAGATGGGACACAGGTAGTGGTGATTATGATACAACATGGGATGAAATAAAATTCTATAACAATCAAAATAACCTAACTCTACCTTTATCTACGACAAAGAAGAATTATAGATTAGAAGCACATCTACTTGGAGCAAACACAAGAGTTCTAGTCACATTCAATGATGATTCCAGTTCTCTGTATTCATATAGATTTTCAGCAAACGGAGCTAGTGATAGTGAAGGTAATACTGCACAAACAAGTTTTAATCCGACAGTTGCTACATCACCAGATGAAAAATACCTAACTATGGATATTAGTAATGACCAAACAAAACCAAAACTTGTAAATGCAGATTTAGTTGATGATGATTATAATAGAATGGAACTTACAGGAAAATATGCAAACTCTACTGATTTAATAGATAAAATTAAAATAACTAATAATGATTCAAACGGAAGTTTTGCTGAAGGTAGTGAAAT